CCCATCTGTTGTTTCATACTCTCCTCCTCGTCTTGAGGTGCAGTACCCCAATCAACATTTCTGTTCAATCTTTTCTTAACTTTACGAGTGGCTTTATATTCTGGATATATTTTAGATCTTCGTTTACTACCATCTTTACCATCAAAGACAATGATACAACGAGAAGGTTTTAATATATCACAAGTATAACGAATAGATTTTAAGAAACCCATCATACCACCAATATGTAATCCATCATCATTGATGGCTGGATTTACTGAAAATGATCTGATAAAAGTATTTAACCCATCTATAATCAGCACCCTATCATTAAGATGTGTTACTGATTTGTGTGGTTCGTCTTTAACTTGGTCAAGAAAGGATATAAACTTTTCGTTTAAATCTTTCTTGCTATATTTCATCTACTACATCATCCGTTTCAGTAACATCATCGATACCAAGTTCTTTAGAATCATATTTAAGAATACAAGCTTCACAAATCCTATCATAACAATTTTGTTTCAACTTTGGATTATCTACCATGAGTTGTTCAAAATCTTTTGATTGAAATTTATGTTCTTTAACCACTTCACCGGTATTCAAATCTACTTCAGGTAGAGTATACCAAGCACCAGCAGCTTTAACAAGTTTATGGTCTTTCATCACTGTCAACCAACTACCATAGTCATCTATACCAGTGTCAAAGTAAAGTGGAAATTCTGCTGTTCTCATTGGAGGGCCTAACCTATTTTTAATTACTTGTGCTTTCATCTTAATACCAATAGTATTCTTACCACCATCTTTAATCTGACCTGCGTTCTTTAATCTAATACGAGTAGATGCATGAAATGGAAGAGCCTTACCACCTGATGTAGTCCAAGGATCTCCAAACATAACACCTAATTTTTGTCGTAATTGATTTGTAAATACAAGAGCAATCTTCTGGCGAGCAATCATTTGAGTAATTTTTCTCATTGCCTTTGATATGATAATGGCCTTAGCAGTAGCCCAACCATCTTTATCAAAGTCAGCATCCATCTCTACTTTTGTAGAAGCGGCTGCTAAACTATCCACCAATATAGTTACTAATCTATCTTTATCACTTTCACGAATTTTTGCAACAATTGTTTCAATAGTTTCAAAAATTTCTTCAACGGTTTCAAGATGAACATATAACATATTCTTAACATCGATACCTATTGCCTCAAGAAATTCTGGTGATACTGCAGATTCCGCATCTATATAAACAGCTACACCACCTTTTTTCTGTGATGAAGCTAATAAATGAGCACCAATAAGAGATTTACCACTACCCTCTAAACCATTTAATTCTGTTATTTTGCCTACAGCAACCCCACCATTTGGTTTATTAGAAATAGCTAAATCTAATATTGTTGAACCTGTTGAAATCCAATCTACAACATCAGTAGGATTTGCACCATCATCAAGAAAATATGCAACCTTTTGATGTTTGAAGGTTTTGTTTAATTCATCGGCTATTACACCAGCCAATTCATCTTTTTGTGTCATAACTTTCTCCTTATGAATTTGTGGTTGTATCCGGTAGCAAATACATGAGCGGTTTTATCTCAATCTTCAACAACCACACAAATTCATTTATTCTTACTGATTAAAAAGTTGATCAAATGCGTCTTCAACATCTTCTGTTTTTGCTGTTGTAGTTCCACCTGTGTTAGCAGTTGGAGTTGTTGTAGCAGCAACACCATTAGTTGTTGTAGTTGTATCTGTTGTATCATCTTCTGTTGGATTAAGATAAGTAGCAAGAGCTTCTTTCAGTTCATCATAAGATGGTTCTGTATAAAGTTCTGTCAAGTTGGGTTGATTTTCAAAAACACTTTCCAACATTTCTTTACTTTCAGTAATCGGAGTTTGATTAGGTTTTACACGTACAGTAGTTTTACCATACTGATTACCCGCTTCCGCTGGAGTCTGACGTTCAATCTGAATGTCACGACCATTAACTGGATCTGTAATATCACCGTAGTCAGGATCTGCTATTACGCTTAATAGTTCCTGATATACAGTTTTACCAAAACCCCAAAACTTAACACCTTCGTCTTCACGACCACGAACAACTACAGGTGCGAATGTACGCATCTTTGGTTCGAGTCTTTTACCTTGAATCCACTCGTCTTTATCACCAGTAGATTTAAGTTTGTCTGCAAACTCTTGAACTGGGTCTGGACGACCAAATGACATTGGTGACATAAAAGTTTTGTTTTGTCCTAAATTATAATGAAAAAATAATTCTATAAATGGATTATCTTTGTTATGTTTATAAGGAACAATACGAACAACTTGTTTGCCTGGTTCAGGTTTCCAAAAGTTATTTGAGGTTGTAGTTTGATTTTGTAACGATTCTAGTTTCGTTTTTATAGCATTTAAGTCCATGCTTTTTCTCCTATGTTTTATCTTTTATTGTTTATTATTTATGGCTATTCTTATAACCATATAACCTATTTCTATAATATATATCTATTTTTAGATATAAACCAAGTCTTTTTTTTTCATTTATTTTAAGACTAATCCTTCAAGAAAATATTTCAAAGTTTCTTTATTTGGAGCTCCACTTCCAGGTGAAACCCCACCATCTTTTGATATTGTTACAAAATGTGGTATATGTCTTACTTCAAATATTTCAGATAATTGTGGTTCTTCTTCTATATTTGCTTTATAAAAAATTATTTTATCTTTATACTCCGGTACCAATTCTTCCAAAACCCGTTCAAATGCTTTACATGGCTCACACCAATCTGCATAGAAATCTATAAATATAGGTTTACCAATTAAGTTTTTTTGTCCATCCCATATTTCTTTTAAATCATTATATATTAAATTATTCATTGTAGTCCTCTTTTTAATTACATTTACAAGAGTATGGCCAATTTCCAATAGGACATTCAGCAACAGCATAATGAACTTTTACGTTCATGAAGCAACCACACTCAATACACCTGCCATCTTTCTTTCCTGTATCTGGATTAGTTTCATCGTATAAAAGTTTAGGACATTGTTTGCAGATTTCCCACCGTTTCTGTGCTATTTCTTGTGGTGCTATAACCTGTGAACCTTTTAACCAAGCCTTTAAAGATTTCCAATGATCTGTAGCTATATTACGAACCATCTGAGATGTCGGTGGAAGTTGCTGCTCTTTCTCCAACATTTCTTCGGTTTCTTTAATGCGATTTAATTCTTTTTGGGTTGCCTCTCTGTCTTTCTTGACCTTCGGTTTGAATTTGAATTTCAACTATATTTTAACTCCCAAATGTTCTATCAACATATCTAATTTATATTCCATGTCTTCTTCCCATTTGGTTAAATCTCCCCCAACCACATCAGCTTGATTGACTACGGAATTCAATTTATTTTCCAATTCAGTAATTCTTTTTTCTAATTCTGCAACATTTGGAGACGGAGCTTGAGGTTGTGGTTGAGCTTGAGCATTTGGATTGTTAGCCATTTGTTTTATTCTATTCTTAATATTTTTCACCATTGCATCAACTGGTTGTAAATTAGGCAAGTGACTATTTTCTTTCGACCACTTACTATATTCTTTTCCCCACTCATCAATAGCTTTTTCAGTTACATCTGGTCCCATAGGTGGTCTTGGTAGTTCTGATTTAGGTCTTGGTTGACTCAAAACTTCCTCTGTTGATTTTCTTTGAGTTTCTGGAAGGTGTTGATTGTCATCCAGCCATTTATTATAGTTTTTCTTCCATTCCTTAACTTCAGTATCCGAAGCTCCCATAAAAGGTGGTCTAGGTGGCATACCTTTGGGTCTTGGTGGTTCTGGAATGTCTTCACCATCTAACCACTTTTTAATAACATCTTTTTCACGATAACCACAAATACCCTTACCAGTTTCAGCATTGATAAACCAGGGTGTACCACATTGAACACCATATTCTGTTTTAAGTTCTTGATTTAATTTTGCATTATCTGGTTCAGATAAATCAAGAGTAAGAATATCATGACCTTCTTTATTTAATTCTTCTACTACAGGTTCAGCTTTCTTACAAAAACCACAACCAGTTGAACAAAAAACATACCAAGGTGATTCTTGAGTTTTTTCAACTTTGGTAACAATTTCTTTTATTAATTTATCTTTTTTTGCGGGCTTTTTTGCTTTTGATTTAACTGCTGTTGTCATAACCTATTTCTCCTAATGTTTATTTGTTAAATATATATATAAATATATATAAAATATGAAAACCATTAATTTATTTTTATTATTTTATAGATTCTTGTAGGTATCTTATTCAATCCATCTGAATTTGTTACCATTAATGTATTCTTAAAATTCTCCCAAGGCACTATAAATTTACTATCTACTAATCCATTATTAAGATTAGCAATTACCTCATTCAATGCATTTATCGTATATAATGTATTGGAATGTTTCTTCCTATGAAGAGATATTGTTCCTTTTACATCATTATAATCTGCTCCCGCTTCTAAATCTACATTATATGTACAGATTAACTCATTCACATTATTTTCATTCTGTAATACATATATCTTACCGAATGCGATTGTATATGCACCTTTGATTTTCTCGATTGTTGCATCGAGATCAGTTTTGTTTGTGAAAGTTGCCAATAACTGTGTACGCATTATTCAATTCTCCAACCTTCGCAAGTTTTTCTTCTACCTTTAATGACTCCCTGTAAATTTCCTTTATTTATATTTAATTTTCTAGCTAATCTTGTAATATTAACACCACCTTCTACAATTTTACCAGTTTTTATATTTATTAAATTTGGATATTCAATACCACCAGTATCATACCTTTTCTTTGCAGATATTTTCATTTTATTTCTTGTATCATCAGATATAATCCTACCAGTATTTGCTTTCAATAAAGCTTTTCTCGTTTTCTCCAACATCGGTTTATCTCTTCCACCATTACCAGCTTTATATCGTAAACTAGGATTATTTTCATAACTTTTCTTTTTAGTTTCTGATATTTTTTTTATAGTAATGTCCGAATGTTTCCTTCCAGATATTAATTCTCCACCATGACTCAAATTATAAAAAGTGTCATCTTCAACGGCATTATATTCTTTGATATAATATCTTTCCAATTTATTCGCTTTAAATATATCATCGGTTTCTTCTAAAATTTCTTTCTTAAAGTTATTCTTTCCATATTTTTTAACTGCCTTTAATAATAATGTTCCAGACCCAAAATATAAATCATCATTTTTAGAATGTAATCCAATATATTGTTTACCATTAACTAAATTAGTTGTTATGTAAATTTGTAGTTGGGTTTTCATTACATTTCTGTCCTATCACTATTAAAACTTGCAATCAATCCACCCGCTCTACTGTCATATGCACGCCAAGTTAATTTCCATAACTTCATATTATTAGTTCCATCTTCTGCAGTATCAGTATGTGATTCATATTTACCATCTTTTATCTCCTGATGGTTGTGTTCTATTACCGGTAAACCATTACTTGATCTCAATGTCCCAGAAAAAGTTAACCCTGTAATCATACAAGCGGGTCTTGATAACATTACGGATGTATTATCACTTCCAACCAATTCAATTAATTTTTCTTTATCTACTGATTCTTCTATATCTTTAGCTAATCTTTTTTCTATTTCTTCAATTTTTTTCTTAACCGCATTTAATTGTTTCCAGGCTGGTGGTTTTCCATCCCTTCTAGCTTCAGCTGCATTTTGAATATATCCTATTTCTTCTTTAAGTTTATCTATTTCATCTAAATTTTGTCTTATTGTTGAAACTAATTTATTTTTATCTTTTATAGCTTCACCCAACCCACTTTCATTAATAAGTTTATTCATTTGTTCATCACTTCTAATTATATCATCTTTTACACCCAAATTATACCCCTCATCACCAGGTCTACTATTTAATCTTTCCCTGTATTCTGGGTTGGGATGGTATTTTTGATATTGTCCTGTTTCACCAGGAAATCCAAATGAACCAAATTTACCGGCTCTTCCATATTTAACACTAACGGAAGCCACTCTTTCAACTCTGTTATTACCATCACGAGTAACTCTCAATTTATCACCACTTGGAAAAGATCCGTGAGATGGTAAGTAGACTTCTTCACCTTTAGCTAATTCTGTATCATATAATGCCATTTCTGCCATATTTTTCATCATAGCACCAGCTAATGTAGGACTTTCTACATTTATAGTTTCTGCCATTGTTGCATAAGAATCACCAATAGCCTGACTAGCTTCTTGTGATGGTATATCATAATTCTTATATATATTCTTTAAATTATTTCCATGTTTAATTAAAGCTTCTCTAATTTTTGGGCTGACATTTTCTGTCTTTTCTAATTCTTCTAATTTACTTATAGTTTTATCCAATGCTTTATTTTCAGTTATAGATTGTCTGAAATATTCTTTGGAATGTTTACTACTTGGTAATAAAAGATTTCCATCTTCACCCGTTGGTCCAAACATTTGATGAAAATTACCATCTAATCTATCATATGGTGATCTATCAAAAAATTTTCTAACTCCTTCATCATCTTTTGATGTTCTTTTAGTTGTTAATTCCGGTTTACTTGTGGTGACTACTTCTTGTTTAACATTCACACCCTTTGTAGCACCCTTCAGTGATGTTCCCAAAGAACTTTCTAATGTATCTTTAATAAATTCAGTAGCTTTATTCTGTCCTAATATTTTTCTTGCTTCAAAATTAATATTTCTCATATAAACTTTAGGTTTGGCTCCCGAAGAAGCTTCCAGTCCATATTTTTCT